GAGACAAAAGAGAGAATGTAAGAGAGTATGCTATACAATCCGCCAAAGAAGACCTAGGTGCTGCTATCGAGAAAGGTACAGTAGCCAGAGCCTTCGTGGAAAACGGAGTATGGATGCTTGAGAAGGCCATGGGAATAGTGGCGTCAACCCAAGAGAGGTTTGACGAGGACAATGACCCTTGGTTCCTAGTTAGGGACAGTGGGATGACATTAGCCATTCTACAAGAGAACCCTGATTGGGCCAGACATGGTGAGCCTATCTCACCCTATCTGTTCAGTAGAACCTACCGATTCTATGGTAACGCCCCCGAGAAGTTCGAGGATGAAATGCAACTGTTCAGAATTGATGTGAGTGGCTCCACTGAGTTGAGCGTATCTCAAGAAGTAGTGTTCGGTGAGCCTTGCACCGTTAAGGTGAGGCCTCAAGGAGACAATGTGAGTCCCGGTTGGGAGGATATGTGGCGAGGAGTGAGCAATTTCTTCAAGTCAATCAACTACAACAAGGAGTTCGTGAGCGAGGATGATAGGGAATACCTCAAGGGTGACCTGTTAATGGGTGGTATGGACTGCTATGTGTCAGACCTATCTGACCTGATGGATGTCTATCGTGCAGAGTCTGAGACCATAGAAGGGTTCGACAACCCCATCGGTCCTTTAGTTTGCATTAAGGGAAAAGTCACAGATATCAACCAGACAGGATATGAGAGCGAATATGACCCAGCAGGTGTCAATTACACCATGAGAGTGTCATCATTCGCCCTACAAAGGGAGTTCCCGGACAACATGTGGAGACAAGAGGTCTCTGTTAGGGTCCATGGGTTCCTAGGTCAGGATTGTCATGCATTCGACTACAAGGGTCGAAAGGGCTGGAAACCCTACGCAGTGAAATCAACAGTCTACATCTTTGGTAGGTTGGGATTGAGAGCCGTAGAGGATGGTCAACAAGAAGTGCCCACAATCAGGGCTTTGGGAGTATATGCCCCACCTAGGCTAGCCATACCGGCTGGTGAAGGTGGGAATACTTCACTAGACCAGTTCAAGGGGGTAGAGTGATGGGGTTCTTCAAGAATATAGACATCATGCTACACAATGGTGAGGATGACAAAACCATCGCTAAGTGGATTCGTGAGAATGCTAAGGACCCGAATATCAGTAAGGAGGAGTCTCTAGACATGACAGCCGAAATGAGGCATATGTGGGAATCTGCTCGTGAGAATCACTATAGGGGGTTCAACCAATGAGTGGTTTCAAGAATCTAAAGGACAAAGAGGTAGAGGACGCTAAAGTCACCAAAGAGATACTACAAGGGGGACCTCCGGGGGGTATGAGTCCTGTGCAAGAGCAGAAGGCTAAGCAGTATCGAGGCGACGAATACTTCGCTGAGGAGGTAGCGCCTATCACTGGCGAGTTCGGTGGTATAGTAGGTGACGATGGAACCTGCAAAACCGCCATAATCCTGAACAGCATACCTGAGGGTGAAGCCTGTGTCATCATAGATTTCGATGGTGGCGGAGCATCCCTTAGGGACGCCTTCTACAAGCATAGGAGGTCAGACTTCAAGTCGGTTAATCCATGGGTGATGCAGGACGAGGCTCGAACCGCCTACAACTACCCTGCTACACACGACAAAGTGATGGAAATAGGGAGGGAGTCCCTAAATTGGGCTAGGGACCAACTAGAACCTGGCTACAAGGGCCAGAGGCTGAATACAGTCCTAGTGACTGCTACAGACCTTTGGGACTCGGTAGCAATGGCCTGTATGTTCATCGAGGACCTAGGCACTGCTCCTGACGGAATTGGTGCTAAAATCAGCCCTCACGAGAAAGTGGGTATGAGGTTCAATTGGCAGATTCGCAGTACGCGCTTTCACCAACTAACTTCACTATGTCGAGAATTGACCCGTTTGGGAGTCAATGTGTGGTATGAAACACACTGGCAATACGAACAAAGGGCCGATGGAACTGCTACTGGTGCTAAGAAGCCAAAATGGGAAAAGCAGACTAGCAATTATCTACATACCATCATAGAGATGAAGAAAACGCAGGTTCGTGACGATGAGGGTTTCCCTACAGGTGAGACTACCTATGAGGCCACATTTGCCAAGGCTCGTAATCTACCTGAGATGTTGGATAAGACCCGACTGGTGATGAGCACATATGACGACAAGCCACTGAAGTGGCATGGACTCCCTGAACTTAGTGCCCATCAGAATCCGGTTAAGGGGTGATACTATAAAGACTCTAATACACGAGGCTGCGCCAAAATTGGGGGTAGGCGCTTGGCTCGAGTAAATATCGGCAAGGAAGCGCTCCTCGTTCTATTGAACGGCTTTGGGCCTGGGGTGGGGGACCTCAGGCTCGAGGCTCAGGACATGTCTCTTACTGGGACTGTTGCACTCAAGACACACATGTTGCACACGAGAGTGAGTGCTGATGTTGAGGACTCAGGTCCAATAGTCATCTCAGACCTAAGTAAGGTACTGACATTCACCAAGGCTCTACCTAAAGAGTCCATAGTGAGCCTTTACCAGCCTTTGGAGACACCTTTGCGTGTCCTCTCGGGGAACATGGACCTCACCCTACCATACAGTGACTATGTGCACTCTAATGTGAGGACAAGTAAGGCTCTGGCTCTCAAGGAGGACAGTGAGCGCGATAACTGGAAGCATTGGGGAGGGGAGCCTCTGACATGTTATGGTAAGTTGCACACCTCTGACCTCGCACAGGTACAGACTCTTGAGAAGATAGTGGGGAAGAACCACACCATCAACACTCGATTCTCTGTGAAAGACAAGACATGGGATATTACTGCAGGTGAGAAGGGGACTGCTAACATGACACTGAGTGTAGACATAGAAGACTGTGCTGGACCACCTAGGTCTTGTAAGTCAAGTTTCGGTGGTTGGTTCCCAAGTGTCGTTGATTGTATCCCTTCGGGAGTGGTAGAATTATACACCTCACACAAGTTCGTCCTGATACTGCGCCACACGGAGAAGGAGCACCTACTAGTTATCTTGGACCAAAGAGGGGATTGAATGGATAGAGATTGGGATTGGGCTTTGGTACTACTCGGTGGAGTAGCCCTTGCCCTGATGATGTGGAATATGAGTGTGGCAATATGAAAGTAGTGCATTGCTGGTGTGGTTGGCAAGGAGTTGACACTACTCACTGTCGTGCGTGCGGCAGAGCGATTGCTCCAAGATGTGATGGGTGTTCAGAATGATAGTCGATGATTACTATGAGAGTGGTGAGCAACCCATCATATACTCACGATACCGTGACGAGAATGGTGAACTCGTAGAGCACACAGACAGGAGTTACAAGCCATACTTCTGGGTACCAAAGAACTCTCCTGACTTCCAGTTTAGGAGGGTAATGACTAGATTCCCGGAAAGTAGGGTCATCTATGAGGAACAAGCCACTGGCCTTGATGGCACACCACTGGTGAAAGTAGAGGCAGTATCCCCCTTTGAGATTACAAGGATGAGGGAACAATTCAGCAAAACATACGAGGCTGATGTTAGATTCACAGACCGCTGGCTGATAGACAATGTCCAAGTCATGCCAGACTGGAAGCCACGGAAGTGGTGGTTCGACATAGAAGCAGACACCAAGGAGGGGTTCACCACAGTCATCGCTGTGATAGACAGTGACCTAGACATACCAGTGGTATTCGCTTGGGCTGACCAGCGCACTAATGTGTGGGACTACATACCTCATGGTGACACCCAAATGAGAATGGCTCGTGATGTAGAGTATGAACTGAGATTCTTTGATTCTGAGTCTGACCTCCATGAGGCGTTCGTATCATTCATGCGCGAGCGCGACCCCGACATGCTGATTGCACACGCGGGTACATTCTTCGACATACCCCACCTCATCAACAGGATTCCATATCCTGAGCGAATGAGTCCAGTGGGACAGGTCAGAAGGTTCAGGAAGGGTAAGGATAGATACGACCCAACAGACCAACCTATAGTAGGCAGGTGGCAGTTCGATACTGCGGCACAGGCCAGCAGTGGTACAGGATTCGAGCGAGTGTGGAAGGACAGTGGCGGTGGTCAACTACCATCTCTCAAACTCAACGACATAGCAGAGACGCTAGGTCTAGGTTCCAAACTCACTGAGGACATAGAGGGTATGGATGTCCACAATGGATGGTACGAGTACTGGGGTGAGTTCGTGGACTACTGCCTACTAGACACCCACCTACTCAGAGGGATAGATGAGGCCAAGAATGTCACTGACTTCTACATACAGATGGTCAGACTCTGTGGAGTCACTCTACCCTCAGCATGCAATGTGACCAACTTTGCTAGGGGTCTGCTCTCAAGGAGGACAGACAAGAAAGCCCCAAGCAGAGCCAAGGGTGACAGTGGAGCACTACGAGGTGCAGAAGTAGGACTGAATCTTGTAACTGGTTTGCATCAAGGCGTTGGGGTGATAGACTACAAGGGTTTGTACCCCTCACTAATCCTAGGCAATAACCTGTCTTACGAGACCAAGAGGGATGGGCCTGGTGAGAACATCATCCAACTCGAGAACGGTACCTATTGGGACCAGAGTGAACAGGGTTTGCTGCCCAGTGTAGTAGAATATCTGTTCGCCTATCGAGAAGAATGCAAATTGAAGATGCAAGAGGCTGAAACCGAGGAAGAACGAGGTGCTTGGAACACCACACAGATGGCGATTAAGAGGGTCATGGCCTCACTTTATGGTATGACCGCACACGGTGGCTATGGTTGGGCTGACCTAGACATAGCACACACCATCACCCAAGAGGGGAGGAGGTGCATCCATCTACTAGACCAAGTCACTACTAGCAACGGCTACGAGTGTCTCTATGGTCACACCGACTCAGCATTTGTCAAGGTCCCATACGAGGACGCTGAGATGCTGGCTGACAAAATCACGAAGGCTGTGCAACAAGCCACTGGTAACAAGATGCTGTTCGCAGAACTAGAGGACTGGATGCCTTACTGGTTACTGGTCAAGAAGAACAGGTATGTAGGTAAGAAGATGAGTGGTGAACTCAAGGTGGCTGGCTTCGAGATGAAAGCCTCGAACTCAGCGCCCATATCAAAGGAGGTGCAGAAAGAGGTGTTCAACATGGTGTGTAGCGGAGCCAATGAAGGTGAAGTAGAAGCCTATGTCCGCCCAATAGCCATGTCCATACGAGAAGGTGAAGTGCCTCTCAAGAAGGTGACTCTGACTACTAGGTTAGGGATGGCACTCCGAGACTACAAAGTACTGGGTGGTGCTGCCAAAGCAGCAACAAACTACAATGACGATTCCAAAGGCCCCAAGTTTGGGAAAGGGGACTCAGTCCCTTGGACCTATGTGCAGGGCATTCCTAACATCATAGCATACCGAGAACCCTCTGAGTTAGAGGGCTATGTGCTAGATTCTGATACAATACTCCAGAAAATGCTGAAGGCCAAGTTAGATAGTG